CATTCGGATGTCCTTTTCTGGTACTCCTTTTGCCTTCCATTCCTTATCATCTTTATATATTTCGCCAGTTTTTAAATTAGATATAGTCTCTATTATCTCTTCTGGTTTTATTTCTAACATTATGTAGTTACCTCTCTTGGCTGTATTTGTAATATAGAAGCTATAACGTGCAGCTCGTTCGCGTCACTAGCTTGTACCTTTAATATCTCACTTTCCTCTACTACAAGGGGGTGAGTTAAAAGTTCGGTTGTTGTGTTAGATGCCACAGACTTAGTTTTAAATAAACTAAACACATTACCAGAAGCATCAGTTAACGTAACAGTTATGTTACATGCAGATCCAGCGTCATTAGATACTAATAAAGACTTAACTAAAGAAACGTTAGCAGACGGTGTCGTATACAACGTAGTGTTATCTGTTGATGTTAAATCTACCTTTGCATTTACAAAACTATTTGCCATTAATTTATAAAGAAGTTTTGAGCTTCTACCTCTTGTTTTAATTCTTCTTGAAACGTTGTATTTAGTTTTTGCACGATAGCATCAAGATCTCTAACCTGTGCATCAGCAACATCTTGTCTATACTCTTTACTAGGTCTTGTTAATATTTGTACTATCTTTGCCATTATCTTCTACCATCCGGTTGTATATCTAATCTAAATCCACCAAGTTTCCAACTTTGTGCTGCAGCAGTGTTTGCAACTTTTAAAGACACTGCTCTAGCCCTAGCTCTCGTATCAACTTTTTCTGTTGACGATGAAATTGTAAAAGGACCAAGAGAAGAACTTGCCTGAGTGTTATTTGGAAAGTTTCTTAAGTTTAAAGTAATTTGTGTATTACCAGTTTGAGATACAAAGTCTGGTATAAATCTTCTTATCTTTGCAAAGAACTCACCATCACCGCCTTGACTAATATCAAAGTCTCCAGATTCAATGTTAGAAGTTATTGCTGTTGTAGCTGTTGTTGTCACTTGATCTGTGCCTGTCTCATGCTCGTAGTAGATTGTGCATCCATCTGTATTACCAACAACATCATAAGAGTTGTTAGAGTCAGCATCATAGTCTGTGGCATGTGGTTTACCAAATACAGCAGAGTCTTGCCACGTTGTTCTATCTAACGTGCCTGTTGTCCATATTGGTCTTTGAGGTGAAGATTCAAAATAATTGTAAGTCACGACTCTATCTACAACTGTTGACCCTGATGAAGAGTAGAACCAATTAATTTCTCCAAACAAATTATTTAATCCAGCGTTTATAAGTTGATTAGCTGTTGTGTTTAAATCATTAAAAACAAAATCCTCTACTAAACATGGTAAAGATTCTAGAGCACCAGCATATTTAAAGAAACCATTCTCCGACATCCAGTATGCAGCACCATCTACTTCTACCGCAGCGTTCTGTCCTATCAATCCACAGTTTGTACCTACTTGTGCAAAACCAAAAGTAAAAGGTGGACCAATAAAACGCATAGTAAATAAGGCAGTGTCAGTCCAAATGTAAATGGCATCACGACCTCTAACTGCCCCTATAATTCTAGAACCATCTGCAAGTCTTTGTGTACCTGCTGTGTTGGTAGCTGTAGGTGTGTAAGTGTTAATATCCTCTTGATTAGAAAATCTAATAAACATTTGATCTTGTGTGCTTGGTGTTCCGATGGTTGTTTCTGTTCCAAAAAATACTAAGTGTCTATCCGGTGTGGATACAATCATGTCTCTAGATGCCGTTGGTGCACCAGAAATAATTGTAGCTCTTGTTGCGTTTGCATTAGATAAATCTGCATTCCATTCAAAAACTTGTGCGTTATGTATTAGTGCAATAATTTTGTTACCAAAGTTATCAATAGACCAAAGACCTGGATCAATAACTAAATCACCTGATGCAGCCTCGCCCCACGCTACGAAGTCAGATGTATTAGTTACAGTTGCTCCATCTGAGTGTGCAGCTCTCGTCGTTCCTCTAACTGCTCTTGTAATTCCTGTTAAGTCGTTACCAGAAACTCCTGTGTAAGATATTTCTTCTGTTCCTACTTTTATAAAGTTTGTTCCTGTTGTTGGAAAGTTTGTAGTGCTTGCTAGTGTAATGCTAGATCCTGAACCACCAGTTCCATTTGCATCATTTAATAGTGCTCCATTTAAAGTTGATGTTTGTGGGTTTGCTGCCTCACCACTCCAAGAACCCAATCCCCAACCAAAACCTGGTAACTGTTCTGCAGGTCCAACGGCGTAATAAGACTGAACTCTAATACCTCCAGACGTTGTAGCTCCTGATCCAGATTCATTTGATGGCATTGTTATTGTAATTGTAACATTGGTTGGTGTGCTGGTTACCATAAATTTTTTATCGTCAAAATCAGAAGAGCTAAAGTTTGAGTTTGTGATTGTAGTAAAATTATCTAATAAAACGATATCTCCAGGATTTAAGCCATGTCCTGAAGAAAAAGTTATTGTAACTACAGCTGATCCGTTAGTTGTAGTAAAAGCGCTTGTAAGTGTGTTTGTTTCTCTAATGGGGTGTATGTCATAAAAGACACCTCCTGAGTATGCATATAATATTCTATTAGTTCCTATAATAGAATACTTTACTCCGCTACTATTTACGATGTGGTGCATAGCTCTCGCTGCGCCAGTAAGTTTATCAGTTCCTAATTGATTCCAACCGCCTATCTTTTCTGGTGAACCATATCTAAATCTTACATTGTCACCATCAACCCATTGCCCTTCAGCTTGAGTTTCAGTAAGTTGTTTATTAAATCCAGGTAAAAATTGTACTTTTTTCAGTGCCATAGCAACCCATTATACTAGTTTTTGGCAAAAAATATAGTCCATTCTAGCTTAGATAGCAATTACTTAAATAAAACCATACCAGCTATTTATTTGGCTTTTCATACCCAATTTATATTTAAAACTATTCTTTGTTTTGTGTTTGTGTGTGTTGTGCCTGTGTGTTTTAAATCACAAGGAAAATAAATAAATTTATTTTTTTCGCTTTTAAATTCTTTTTTATTTTCAAACAGGGTTAATCCATCATTTGAGTTTAGGTAAAAAATACCTGTCTTAATATTTTTTGAGTTGAAATCTGTATGCATATCAAAAGGCTCTATCTTGTGATAAGCAGGTGTTAAATTAGCTTTTATTTCAACAATTGAAACAGGGTTTATTTTACTAATTAAAGAATTTAAAGCAGTAAAATATTGACTACAAATTGTAAAGTTTCTATAAAAAATGTGAGTAAATTGCCAATCATATATTTTATTCTGTTTATTACGCGCAACTTTAAATTCATTTAAAAACCAAGGAAATTCATTACTAGTTAATAAATTTTTTATTTTATCAAAGTCTTCTAAATCTAAATAATTTTTTATTTCTTTAATCATTAAATATAAGACATGGCTCCAACTGCTACTTTTTTATTACTTAAACAAGTTTCACCATAATGTTTTAAATCAGATTTAAATACTATTAACTTATTTTTTTCTGGTTTAATTTTTAAAGAACTTTCAAACACAGTGTGACCTGTATTACAATTATTTAAATATAGAATAAAAGAATAGTCCTCTGTTTTTTTGTGATCATGTTCTAATTGATAACCATTTTTTTCATAGTCTATTAAATGTATATGAAACACATCATATTTTTTCTTTAGTATTTTTTCCATTGTATCTTTAAAATGAAAATATTTTGAATATTTTAAAATGTTTTCACTTTGAAAACCTAAAATTGTGCAAGTATCTTTAGCTACATTTTTTTCTTTCTTTAACTCATTTAACGCTTTAATAAATTTTTTTGTAATTTTGTTATCTAATTTATACGTTTCAATATTTATCTTTTTCATATCAAATAGTTTGAATTTAATAAAATTCTATTTTTATTTTTTTGTGGTGAACATCCTGTGTGTAAGATACTTCCATCAAATATAATTAATCTATTTGCTTTTGGTTTTATTGATTTTTTTAATTCTTTAAAAATAGTTTCTCCATCTGAATTATTTACGTAATAGACACTAGCTATATTAGGAGTGTTAAAATCAGTATGATATTGATGTATATATTTCTTTACAGATAAAACTGTCATGTCTCCTCTACATCTAATAATTGTTTTAGCTTTAATTTCGTCTTTTACTTTTAAAATAAAAGGTAAAATTAAATTATAATAACTTGATTTAGGTCCCTCTTTATTTAAAAATACATGACTAAAACCAAAATCATTTAAGGAATTTTTTCGATCTCTATGAGTTAGATTGTCTTGATAATACCAAGGAAAGTTAGGACCACTTAATAAGTTTAGTATTTCTTTATGGTAAGAATCATTTAAAAAATTATCTATTACTTTAATTGTCATGTTGCTTTTTAAACCAAGCAGGTAGTCCTAAATGAGGTCTTCCATCAAAACGATTTTGTTCTGTTTTTTTAGAAAACTGATTGTAGTGTAAAAAAACTTGTACACAATCTTTACCGTTAAAAGGTTCTCTCCAATGTTCTAATTCTACGCCTTTATAAATAAGCATGTCGCCAGGTTTTAAATTTACTTTAATACCTTTTTTACCAACTTCTCCAGATGGCTCTAAATGTATTGGCCAATCATCACCACCAAGATTTAGTGTTGTAGATATTTCACAACTGAATCTATCTTTATGTCTGTGTAAAATATCACCAGGTTTATATATTCTTGCATAAGAATAAGTGGGTGTTAATTTTAATTTAGTATGTTTTTCCATAACAGGTTGAACTAATTGCAGTAATGTTTCCATAGCAATATCAGCATAATGAGAATAAGTTTCAGGAACTTGTTGATCATTCCATACACCAAACTCCTCTGTAAAAGGTGATATATACCTTGTATCAAAAAAAGTTCTTGCAACTTGTCTTTTTAATAAAAAATAATCAGTAACAAATTTAGCTAATTCTTTAGAAATAACATTTTTTAAAACTGTGTATTTATTTTTTTTAAAGCTCATTAAATTACTTTCATATCCCACGATATAACTCTCTTTATTTTTTTAGATTTATTAGGTGTTGTAAAATGTTGTACAAATTTTGGTGCAATAATCATTGTTCCTTCTGTTACTGGAAAGGGATGATACAGCGTGGTATCATTAATAAAATTATTCCAAGGTTGAATGTACTGAGTAACAGGAGCATTTTTTGGCATATCTAAATACAATATTCCAGTAAGACCAACAGAACCGTGATTATGGGTGCTATGATAATCTTCTTTTTTATAAGAAATTGACCAAACATCTTCTATTTGTATATTTCTTTTTACTTTCTCAACAAATATTTCTAACTCTTCTTTTATAATACTTGAAAAGTTTATACTTAAATTTTTTCTATCTATTTGTCTGTTTGTTTCAAAAGTTTGAAGACCTTGTCTTTTTTCTGGGTAAAGTTTAAATAGTTTATTTAATTGTTTCTTTTTATCTTTAAAATTTTTTACTTGCATTGACCATATAGGTATTGAGAATAAATTTTTTTCTATCATATTATTTAAAAGGATAGCCAAGATTCCACACCACTAAGCTATATCTTACTCCTTTTGTTACTGGTTTAACTCTATGCCAAACAAATGAAGGAAATACCACTAGAGAACCTTTTGTAAGTATCTCTTCACATATTTTAGTATTTGGTTTTTTATCAGGATCTTGGTTTCTACAATCAAACTCTAACTGTCCTCCTTCGTATTCATTATAATTTGATAAACTAATTGTGACAGACAGTTTCCTAATTTTTCCTTTAGTCGGCCCTTCCTCTTCATAAGGGTGTTCCCAACTATCACAATGCCAACCATAATATTGACCTTTTCCATATTTTGTAAATTGACAAGATTCAGAATAATCCCATTCAAAATTCCAACCTGCGTTTCTATTTGCTTCATTTACATAAGGTTGAATTTCTTTATAGATCCACCTATCATTCATCCAAACAATATTTGAATTTCTTTTCTTTTTTAAATTTTTAATTTCTTGTTTACTTAATGGATTTTTATCTAAATTTCTTTTCATGCCTTGACCACCTGTTAAAGCTAAAATTTCTTGTTCTTTTTGCATATTTCCATACTTAATAATTTCATCACATATTTTAGGTGGGATTACAGATTTAAAATAATAATAATAATTGTGTATGTTCATTAATCAAATCTTTCAAAATTTACTGTTAAAAAAATATTTTGTTTAGAAGAATTGTTAGCTGTTATAAAAGATTGTAATACAGATGGAAAAATAATATAGCAATTATTTTTTATTTTAAAAAATCTTTTATTATTAACTTTTCTATTATTGTTATATTCAATTACTAATGAGCTTGAATTAGGTTGCACATCAACTCCATACATCATTGTGTAATCAGGTGAATGTAATAAATCAATTGGGTTTGTCATTGTTCTTGAAAAAGATTGTTGGTTTGAATTTAAAATATTTCCAAAAGATTCTAATGGAACTAGAGTGTGGCCATAGTGTAATTTAGAATGTTCAACAATGTATGTTTTTAACATATGTAAAGATTTTGAATAAGGTAAATTATAATCCATTGAAGCAAAATTAAACGTATCTCTACTTCTTACATTTTGCACAACATACGATTGTAAAATATCAGCTTTTAGTTCTGATCTATTAATATCAAAAAATTTAGGCATCTTAACTTCACCTTCGTATATGTCTATTTGTGATAATATTGTTTGTTTCATGTTATATTTTGTAGCATTCGTTAAGATGATATTTCAAAGGTGTCCCATCTCTAAAATAAACATTCTTAAAAAATGTTATTAACGTTAATCTTTCCTTTTGTTTTTTACCAAAACTACTTGCTGCGTGATATTGGGATCCATCAAACATAATCATCCTGTTTTTTAAAGGTATAAACTCTAAGGTTTTTTGATAGCTACTTAAATTTTCTTTTAAAACATTTTTAAATTTTTTACTTTTTTGATGTTTAACATTTAAGTAACCTTTTATTTTAGTGGGCACGTAGTTTTCTGTTTTGTTTGATTCTTTAATTAATCTATATAAAGAAGTTCCTGTATTCTCTTCTTCTGTTAAATATATTATAGAAGTAAAAGCTTCATCTCTATCTTGATGAACAAAACCAAGATTAGCGTGATCTTTTGTTTTTATTTTTTGAAAATAAGACAACGCAGTCCACCTGAAGTTAGGATTTTGTGTTTCATTTGGATAATAACAAGCTATTATTTTTGATGTTACTTTTTTAAAAAAATTTTCCTCATCAACATGAAGAGGCTTTGTTCTCTCTCCTGGATATTTTCCATCTGTCTTAAAAAATTTTAAAGTTTTACTGTAATCTATTACAGCGTCCACATTTTTAAAAAAATTGTCGACAACTAAAGTTGGCCAAAGCATAAATAAAGTGTTCTTTCTAAAAATTTCATAACTTATTGTTATAACAATAAACTATTTATATAATTATTCAATAGTTTATTAAATAATTTCCCAAGCTAAAGTATCCTCATTCCATTGACGAGTTGAAGTTGGATACGGAACAGGATCTGATAATTGCCAATTCTGAGCTTCTTCATTCCACTCATAAATTTGTTGTTCTTTTTTTTGTTCCGGAGTTAATTCAGGAGCATCTCCCACTGGAGATTTATAACTTGCTGTTGCTATATCTTTTACCCAAGAAGGAAAAATTGGTTCGCCCCAAAAAATTTCATTAACTGGGTCCCACTCATAACCAATACCTGCAAAGTTTCCTCTGAATGGAGTTCCTCCTAATTTATGAGTATTTGCTGATGTATTATATGATGTTTGAATCCATAAATGTTGTGGCCAATTATTATGTTTTTCTAAATAATATTGACCTTCTGCTTCAGATTCAACTCCTTCTGAATTTATAATATCTTTATTGTCAACAGCTAAAACTGTTAATACTTTATTATCCTCTGTTATTTTTGCAAAATTAGCCATATCTTAACTTTCTTGAAATCTATATCTAATTACTACTATTCCTGATCCTCCAGCAGTACCGTTTGTATTAACATTTCCACCTGTGCCAGCTCCTCCGCCGCCACCTGAATTTGCAACTACAGCGTTTGCATTTTGTTGTGGAGTTTGTCCTCCAGTGCCTCCACCACCAGCACCTCCGGTTCCACCAGTAGATCCTCCTCGAGTGTCATATCCGCCACCGCCACCACCGGCTAAATATCTAGCTGGAGTTACTGGACCTGTTTCTCCTATTGAAGGTCCCCAAGCAACATCAACATATGAACCTACTCCGCCGTTACCATTAGCACTTTGATTCCCAGTTTCTCCTGCAGCTCCTGCACCTCCGCCGCCACCGCCGTGTCGACCGTTTCCATATGCACCATTTGGAGTGTTTTGACCACCGCCACCGTCATTACCTTGTGGTGGACTAACTGGTGGTTGGTTTCCTGCTGATCCTGGGTAAGTTGTATTAGTCTCACCTGATCCTGCTCCACCGCCTCCTGATCCTCCAGTTAATGGTGATGGAAAACTACCTGTATAATTAACTCCTGGAGCACCACCTGCAGATGTAATATTTGAAAAAACAGAATTAGCACCAGCACTTGATGGAGTGCCTCCGCCGTCTGGAGAGCCTCCTGAACCTACAGTTATTGAATAATCTCCAGCTGATAAAGCTAGTCCTGATGGTGCTGCGAGAGGCGACATAGTTGGAGAAGGTAAACTCCATTGATTTGATACTCTAAATCCTCCTGCTCCTGCTCCTCCTGCGGCTCTTGCACCTCCGCCACCAGCGACTACTAAATAGTCTACATATCCAAAATTTGGAGCTCCTGCGTTAGTTATTGAAAAAGTACCAGGCCCTGTAAAAGTATGAATTCTGAAATCACCTGAGTCTGAAACTGTCCCACCTGTCGCCTCAATAAAAGGGCTTCCGGCACCACCAGATCCAAAACCTAGTATTTGATATCCAAACATATTTTATTCTCCTTCTTATAGATCGTTAGCAGCATCTGTAGTGAAGAATAATTTAATTCCAAGTAGTCTTGCGTCTGCATTTAAATCGTCTGCTGAAACGTCTCTGGATATTTGGAAAAAGACATATTCGTCATCGCCAGGCGATCCTGCAATTGTTACTGCTCCACTTTCATTTGCTACGTCTAGATCGTTTGATGTTCCACTGTGTGCTTTCGCTGTTGCAACAACTTGTGTTCCAAAAGCTGTATTTAAATCTCCATTGTCAGCTAAAGCTACAGCAGATAATCCCCATGCTGTAGTTCCTGTATTTGTTGAAGTTGCCGTGAAAAAAGCTTGAAAAGTTACTGTCCCTGCATTCCATGATTTAGGAAATGCTACAGCAAATTGTGCAAACTCATCTGAATCTTTATCAAAGTCTAAAACTTTTATTTCAGGTCCATTTGATAACTCCACTTGAGCAGCTTCTGCTCCGTTTGTTGTATTAGGGTACATAGATAACGCAGGAACCCAGATAGTTTCTCTACCTGCAATTTTAACTGCAGATACATTTCCACCACTATCTTCAGCTTTAATTACACCCGTTCCTTTTGTTTTAAGATCTATACCAACATTTGAATCTCCACCTGACGCTGTAAACGATGGGTTATTACCTGTTGCAGCATTTGCAAAAGTAAGTTCGTTAACTGCTGAACTCGTAGCTGTTAAATTAAACAATTCGTTAGAGTTTGTGTCAGAAATTTTTGTTCCAATTATAGGAGATGTTAATGTTTTGTTTGTTAAAGTTTGTGTTCCAGTTAAAGAGACATTAGGTAAAGTAAGAATATCTGGGTTAGTTCCATCGTTTGCAGTTGCAAAAACTATTGCATCACCTTTGTCAGCTGCTGCAAAAGTAAACGAATCACCAGATCCAGATGTGTATTTAAATTGTACTGTGTATGAACCTGATGTTGAATTTCTTAAATAGTAAAAAGTTTGTACGTCTAATGGAATAGTTACGATTTGATTTCCTGTAATACTCCCTGTGAACTCAATCATTCTGTGGGATAAAACTGCACCAGTTGATCCGTCAGATACAGATAATGCTGTAGTTTGTGCTCCACCTGCTATTGATTGTTGTGTAAATCCACCAACAATTTGTTCAAAAATTTGTAAGTTTGTATTAGTTTTAGTTCC